TCAGCTACGGCGGCGTAGAGTGCGCCCTGGGCGAGAGTCTTACCGATCGCGAAGGCGACGGGGTGCTCGTCTTTTACTTCGGCCAGCTTACCGGTCTGGCAGCCCGCAAAGCAGAGAATAGAGAACAGTAGGCAGAGAGTCAGGAGTGTTGTTCTAGTCATGGTTTTTGTGGGTTAGTCGTAGTATTCGATGGGGAAGGTGTCGCCGGAGCCGGAGGGGGACTGGCAACCGCAGAGAGCGCAGAGAGCGCAGAGGGAAATGGTGAGGAGGAGAGTTTTCATTGGTAGCTATCCGATAATGAGGGTGCAGGACTCGCGCTCGGCTTGCGTTAAAGTAATGAGCCCGCCCTCGGGCTGGGGCTCGATCGGTGCGACGAGTAACTGCTCGCCATCGCGGATGACGACGGCGTTGATGGCGTGGTGGGTGCCGTCGCTCATCGTGTAGTGCAGGTAGAAGCAGGCTACGGGCACGCGGCTGGCCTGCTGCGACCAGTTATGCTCGATCACGTATGCGCGGAAGAGCCATGCCCAATCGTCGCAGTCGCCCTTCTGCTCTAGCCACTCGGGTAAGTCTTGCTCCCACATATGGGCGACGAAGGCGCTATGCACCTTGCCCCAAGCATCGAGTGTGAGCGTGGCATACTGCGCATCGAGCGGGTGCAACTGCGCGCCCGGGAAGTAGCTGCGCAGTGCTTGCTGGATGGCTATGCTGGGGTGGGTTCTCACTTGGTTCGGATGGCGGATGAATGATGCCTGAATAAAGATCAGCTGGTGCGGCCGGACTTGGAGACGGTCTTGGCGTCTGCGACCAGGGCGGCGCCGCTGGCGTTGGTCTTTTTGGCTTTCGGGGTGAGCACTTGATCGCCGGTAGAGATGGCGTCTAGCTTCGCGCGTTCGTCTTTGGCGCGTTTGCTGTAGGGGTTATTTTTATCGTCGATGCCACGGCGGCGGTAGAGCTTCTCGGCGGCTAGCACTAGAGCGATGCTCTTGACCAGGGCGGGCGGGTTAGCGCCGAACTGTGCGGGGTCGATTTGCTGGCCTACCTTGCCGTCGATTTCGTCTTTGACGGCTTTTTGGATGGCGGCGAATACTTCAGGATCGGCCACGCCGTCCTTATTATCGTCGAGCGCTTGGATCAGGAATTTACCGGGCAGCTCGGCTGCGAGGTCGGACATTTGAACGTAGTCGGCCATGGGAGAAGAATTAAAAATTAAGAATTAGGAATTAAGAATGGGTGGGGTAAAAAAAGCGGTGGGAGGTGGTCGCAGAGCCTACCCCTAAGCTCTGCGACCGTGGATTGTCCCAATACTGATATGTAAGACAGTGTTTTAAGAAGCTCCGGCCGAGTGGCCGGAGCTCCCGAAAGGTTACGCAGCGGCTGCGCCGGTGGAGCCGTAAGCCACTTCTGGCATGCCGAAGCCGTAGCCACAGCGCTTGTAGGCTTGGTAGAGGAACTCCTTTTTCTTGAAGACATGGTCGGATGTCTCGTCGGTCAGGGAGTTGAGCTCGATGGGTAGCTCGTTTTGCAGGATGAACGGCTTCATCGGGTGGCCCATGTCGAAAAGGAACCAGGCATCTTCATTGACTCCGCCTAGCTCGGCAGAGATCTCGATGCGGGCGGTGTCTTTATCGACATTCGTCTTACCATTGTCGCTGCGCTCGGCTTTGAGGATCTCGCGGGCGAGGCTCTCATTCTTCGGGCCGACTACGAGCACGAGGTCACGGCCTAGCCCCATGATGCGGCCGGCAGCGTTCTTGCGGCTGCGCATGTTCTCACGCCCGGTGCGGAAGTTTGCCTGGCTGAGCTTCTTCGCGGTCAGGTTGCTAAACTTGGTGCCGCCTTTGATCGGCTCATGATTGAGCGAGAAGAAGGGTTTACCGGTGTAGCAGTTCTCGGTGAATCCGGCGATGCAGAGTGCGGCGAGTTGCTCGGTATCGTGCTGGCGAGCGATGTCGCCCATGATGCGGAACATCGGCGAGTAGATGCCGTAGCGGTCGCGTTCGATGTCGGCGCGTTTCACGGCGACCGAATCTTCCCACTCCTCATTCGGGATGGTGTAGTTGTGGGCCTTGACGTTCTGGATTTTGATCTCGTCGATCAGTTTGCTCATGCCAGGGAGGGCGCCGAGCCAGTGGTAGACCTCCTCGTCCGCAGTGGACTGAGTGACCTCAGCGAGCGCGAGCAGGACGTTTTCTTGACTACTTTGGTAAGCGGTGAAGAAGACGGTTTTGAACCCACGGAAGAGGTTCGAGAGTGTGCCTTTGTTGATTTGCATAATTTTTGAGAATTAGGAATTAGGAATTAGGAATGGAGAAGACGCGGAGGGAGGATTAAACGTTCTCGAGCACGACGACTCGGGCATCGAGGGCGGCTTGCGACTGCAGCTCTGCGGCGCGGCTGGTATCGATCCAGGCGCCGTCGGCATCGATCGCGACGATCAGGCCGGCTACGATGCCCTGAGCGGGTGTGGTGCCGTCGCCGACTGTCTCGTCGTCTTCGACGATGGCGGCGGTGCCTACATCTGCCTTGGTCAAGGTATCTGTAGCGGAGTTAGCGTAGCGGTAGACGCCTCGCGCGACGACTACGTCGAGGTCTGCGGCAGCGCCGGCAGAGTTATCAACGTCGGCGGCGCAGCGACCGATGACTTTGAGGCTAGCGGTGTCGCTAGCGGGGACGGCGTCGCCCGCGGCGTTGAGGGCGATCAAGCCGCCGGCGAAAAGTGCCGTAGCCGCAGCTACGGGCAGCGAAACGGAAGAGCCGCTGCGTGAGGGTGTGTCGATGGGTTCAGTGATCATAATTATCTGGAGTTCGAGGTTCGGAGTTCGAGCGAAGCGCCTAGTTGTTATACTTGTTCACGTCGTCGGCGGAGACGTTGAGCTGCCGGAAGATGGTGTCGGCCTCGGCATCGCCGGGCTTTTGCGAGGAGAGCACTTTGAGGTGCTCGGGTGTGCGGCGATCGATGGGCACTTGATCTTCGGGCAGCTCTGAGCAGAGGGTGCGGAAGTCTTCGAGCCCGAGCTTATCGGCGGCGAGTGGCACGATCTTACCGGAGGCGAGTGCCTGGGCTTTGATGGTGGTGCGCTCGCGGGCTTCGTCGCGGGCGATCAGGCTTTCGACCGAGGCGGAGAGCGTCTCGATGCGCTCGGCAGCGACTTCGTCGAGCTGCACGGTGTCGCTCTTTTCTTGGAGCGTGGTCAGCGAGGCGGAGAGCGTCTTGATCTCTTCGGCTTGGCTCTCGACGGTGCCGGAGAGTGTGGCGAATTGCTCAGGCATCTTACCGGCAGCTTCAGCGGCGTCGGTGATTTCCTGGTCGGAGGCATCTGCACTCAGGCAGAGGAGTGTGAGGAGGAGTTTCTTTGGGTCCATGGTGTGGTGTTTATTATTATTATCGTGGTGGGAGGTTTCGAAAGGATCGGCCGCGAGTATCGAGAGGCCGCGCACTTGGCCTTGGCGGCAGACGGCTACGGAGTGCAGAAAGATGACTTCACCTTGAGCGTTGGTTTTCACTGCGGGAGAGAGGTCGATGTAGTCGCCATTGCGCAGGCGCTCTTCGCCAGAGAGGGTGTAGTCGATGTCTTCGTAGATGAGCCCCTCGCCCTCGATCACCGAGAGCGTGGCGTAGCCAGCGACTTCGACCGGCTCGCCCTTGTAATACTTGGAGCCTTCGACAGAGTTATGGTTAAAGTCCAGGGCGACGCGGTCGAAGTTGATCTTCTTTTGATTGCCCGGCAGTTGCGCCAGTGTGGTGGCATTGACGCGCAGTGTTTCGCCGCCATTGATCTCGCTCTCACCCCAGCCCATCACGACGAGGCGCGAAGGGAGGGGCTTGTCTTTGGCGATCCCGAGGGAGCCGGAGCGGAAAGTTCGTATCATGGGGCGGTGTGTGCGGTTGGTTGGTTTGGCGAAAAACCACACACTACCCGATACGTGCAGACATGAAAAAGCCGCCTAACTGCGAAGGCGGCAGAGGCGGCGATAATAAGCAAAGCCCGGAGTGGCGCTAGGTGCCACAGCGGGGAGTAGAGAGCGGGGAGCGATCTAAGGTATCCCCACTCCTGACTAGCGGATCTTGCGCAGTAAGTTATCCAGCTTGAGCTGCCCGATCGCTTCGATCCGGGCATGCGCGGCGGGCACCATCGTATCATTGACGAACGGGAAGAACGGCCTTGCGGGGATGCGTCCGTCTTTACTGCCGAACTGGTGCACGGCGGCGTAAACCCGATCGGTGGAGACGGTGGCCTTTTTGTTGGTGGCCGTCTCCCGGAAGGATTTACTGAGGGTCGTTGAGTCTGTCAGGTTAGAGGGGCCGCCGTCTTTCTTATCTGCCCAGGGCGCGGGGCGGATGGAGGGATCGGAGAATGACTCGATGGTGACGTTCTTGAGCTCGACGCCCATCACTTCGAGCACGGGCTTGGGCGACTGCCCGAAGGCGGCGAGCTTTTTGAGGCCCGGCGTGAGTGAGTCGAATGTAGTTTTGATGGGCATGTTTATGAAAAGCTGAAAATCTGAAAAAGGGGAAAGGCTGAAATAAATTATTTTGCCTCCTCCTCATACACCACATCACTGCCGCCGTGGGCGGTGTGTGCGGTGTCTTCAGCCTCGGCGGGCTCCATGCCGAGCTGCTCGACTAGATAGCTGGCTGTGGCGGCTTCGTCTAGCTTTAGGCGGCTGGTTTCTTCGAGTGCTTCGATTAGGTTCATAATTATTTCCTCCATCCTAGTTTGATAAACATCTCATCGATCGCAATGCCGATCGGTTCGAAGTCTTCGCGCGACCATTGGCGCTCGGCATGGTGTAGGCGGGCGCGGCGCACCTGGTCGAGCAGTTTTGCCGAGCCGCTGCGCTCGGCGATGTATTGCGCATAGGCACGCGCCCAGAGCTCATAGTCTTCGAGTAGATAGCGCAAATGCTTGCGGCTCTGCACGCCCAGACTATTCGCCAGCTGCAGCTCCAGCCCATCAAAGGCAGCACTCCCGCGAATCGCGACCATCGAGCGCTCCATGATCTGGGGGATCGAGCGTATGCCCATCGGTGGCACACCTAGTGCAGCATTATGCAGGAAGTGCCCGGTCTCATGCACCATCGTCAACTCACGCCATGCCCCGATCTCTTTGATCTTAATCTCGTGGGTCACGGGATGGTAGGTGCCTAGATGGCGAGTGCGCCCGGTCTTGACGACCGATGCTGGCAGCACGCCATCGCCATGCACTGAGTCGATCGCATCGATCGCCTCTTGCGCCGACTCGCGGATCGCGGGCTTGAGGGTGGCCACGGTGATCGCTTGCGAGACGGGTGCTTGCCCGGTGGCCAGCACCACGGGCACATTGCCGGCAGTGCCTATGGCAGCGGCCGCGCTAGTCGCCGCACTTGTCGTCGCATCGACGCCATCTTCGAGCCAGCTCCATACGCTCTTTTGCATCAGCGGTAGATCTGTCTTTTTAGCCCATCCCTCGAACTCTTGCCAGATGTCGTCATCATACCGATCGCGCAGCACCTCCATGGGTATGCGTAGATCCTCGACAGTGCCGGGGCCGCGATTGCCCTTTTGTTGGGGGGTGCGCACGTCGAAGTTTTGCGGCGGCTGGAGGCGGTCTTGACTATCGCGGCGTGCGTGCACGAAGCGGCCCTCATCATTGAGCCGCGCCCGCGCCTTCTCATCGAGCACCTTCCGCTCGTCGAGTGGCAGGTCTTTATCTTTCGCCAGCTGCGCGTCATACTGCGCCTGGCTGACTTGTATCACCTGGCAGCGGCAGCCCCACTCCCACGGCGGCATGTGCCCCTGCCAGAAGGGATCGTCGACGGGCAGGATCACTCCATGCAGCGCTTGGTGCGAGCTGCGGGTCTTACCATCGCGCGTCGCGATGTATTTAAGATAGGGATACACATCGGTATTCCGCTGCACTTGCTCCCACTGGCTCACCCGGTAGCTCTGCAAGCCATGGTGCCGGAGTATTAGCTCAGCCCGCGCCTTAGCGGCCTTCTCATCGCCCAGCCAGGGCGAGAGCTCAGCGGCGATGCCCCGCTTGATTTTGTTCCAATCGCCGCCCAGCGGTAGCTCTGCAGTCATATCGCGCACACGCTGCAGCACATCGTAGCGCTCCACTCCGGAGATGGTAAACGAGAGCGCCTGCACCTCGGGCAGCATACGGTCATACACTTGGCGCGACACGATCGGCTTGTTGCGGATGAAGGCAGCCGCTTCTGTGTTCGGCACGGCTTTGGTGAGTAGATCTAGCATTTTTTAAAAGTAGTTAGTGGTGAGCAGAGAGTAAGAAAAAAGAGAAGCAGAACTCCCGTTGCAAACGACGCTCATGCTTCGCGCGATTGAACAGGGCTGTTCTCAAACGAAAAAGCCTTGGCCATTTCAGAGAGTGCCCCCTGGCAGACATCGATCACGAGATCTTCGTCGGTTAAGTTCGCGATGAGTTGAAACGTCGATTTAATCGTTTCGATGGTCTCGGATTGGTAATCTGTCATATCTGTGTGCATCGGTGATGATCTGTGGTTAAAAATTTAGCGGCTAGCTAGGTGCAGTTTCCGGCGGAATCGCGAACAGGTAGGGATTGAGTCTTGGGAGGGGTCTTGGCGGTGGAGCGTTTCTAGGGCATTTCTGGCACCCTTTTTTAATGATCAAAGCACATCGGTGTCTTCCATCTCGCCGGCGCTGAGTGTCTCGCCGGTGTCTTTGTTGAGGGTAGCGCGGTATTTTTTGAAGTGTTGCTGGGGGTGGTCGCTATCCCAGAAGCTGGGATCTTCGTAGCAGCTGCGGCAGTGGGCGCGGTAGCTATCGAGGTCGAACACCCAGAGGCTGGGCGTGAGCTTGCCCCCGCGCACGAAGCCGGCCAGCACGAGGCGCTTCATGACTTGCTCGGAGACTTCGATCTTGAGCCGGTCGAGGTTAGCCTGGCACATGCGCACGCCTCGGGCGTGCACTTCGCCGACGAGCCGGTAGAGATCGTCAGACACGGGCACCCAACGCGCCACCACGCAACGCTCGGCCGCGGCCTGCGGCAGCCGCACCTTATTTTGCAACGGGGCGACTTCGACCTGGATCGAGGGATCGTCGAAGAGGGGGATCTGTTCGGTGTTTGCTGCGCTCATTTTAATGATGTGTTAGGACGGGATGTATTACAGGGGCATCTCGCACTGGCCGGTTTCGGAGATGCGGCGGTATTGCGTGATGTGGGCTTGAGTCTCGAGGGTGGTGGCGGCGCGGTAAATGGCGCCATTGGTGCTGGCTGCTTTTTCGGCATCGGCGACGCGCACAAAGCCCATTTGGAAAAGCTCCGTGGTGCGGGGCCGGAGTGTGAGGATAGAGAGCCCGGAGCGGACGGCTAACTCTTCGGTCGTGCACGGGCCGTGTCGACGCCAGGCGAGCAACGTGGCTTCGCGCTGCCCGGAGATAGACTTAAGGAGGTCGTGGTAAGTCGCGTTGCGATAGTCGATCGGTTTCATTTTTTTGAGGCGTGAGGCGTGAGAGAGTTGATGTTAAAGTTAGGCGAGTCCGAGTTTAGCGGTCTTGAGCTCGCGGAGTTTGGCGGAGATTTTGCGGCGCTGCTCTGAGCGCTCGGCGTTGACGCGCTCGGCATCCGGGCCGAAGAAGTTGGAGCCGAGGCTGTCGAGCTCGTTGCGCAGCGCCTTCTCGCGTTCGTTGATCTCCCAGAGGCCCATAGGGGCGTTGCCCCGGCCAGCTGCTTTACCAGTTTTGAGCTGGGCCGGGTCCTCGAAGAGGCCGACATAGCCATTGCCCACGCTGTGCTCGATCGCGGCGATGGCGCGGGGCGCCCCCCAGCGCTCGAGCTTACGCAGTTGCATACGCTGGGCACGGGGGGTGAGCCGCTTACGTATCTCGCAGCGGTGCGCGAGAAACTCGCCCCAGGCCTCGCCAAAGGCGGGCGTGTCAAGCGTGGTGGGGATCTCTACTTTTTCAGTCATTCAATGTTCAGTGTTCGATGTTCAGTCGGCGGCCGGCACGGTAATGCTGCCTTCTTGGCGGTCGAAGATGGCGAGGTGTTGGCTGTCGGGCTCGGGTGCGTAGTAGAGCGTGGCCCCGCGCCAGAGCACTGTAACATGAGGCACATTGGGCCAGCCCTCGGGGGCCTCGACTGCGGCGCCGTCGGCAGGGCCGCCAACGAGCTCGATGCAATGGGGGAGTGTGGTGTCGGTGATCATGGCTTCGTAGTTGGGAGTGATAATCGGAGGTTAAAAAGGCATGTTAGCCTGCACGACTGATGCTTCTTTTCTGACCGCTGCCTTCTGGCCGCTGGCCGCTGCCTTCTTCGCATACTTCCCTTTCGCATATTTCGCACCGCTGCGGGTCCTCCGGTTGCGGATCGTGTAGCAGAGGCTCCAGAGCTGCTTCTCGCTGGCCTCCTCGAGGGCGCACTTATACTGCCGCCGGCAAATCGCGCCGGGGTAGCCGGGGTAGTCGAGCCCGCGCTGTGCGCAGCTTTCGTAGATCTTATAGAGCACCTGCAGGCAGGCTTCGTCAGCGTGCTTGAGTAGATCCTTGGCGGCGCGTTCGTAGTGGCCCAGCTTATCCTCCCAGTGTGCTTTGATCCGGAGGTAGTGGTTCTCCGAGGTAGCCGACTTAAGCGAGGCGACGCCCGCCGCCTCCAGCTGCTCATTGCGCCGCCAGGCTTCAAAGGCCGCGCTCTTCGAGAAATCAGGGTTCACATCCAGAAAGGCCTCGCGCTCCGGCCATTGATCCCACGCCTTCCGCGCCAGCTGGCAGAGCACGGCTTTTTGTTTGTTGGATAAGTATTGCATGGGCGCTTTGTTTGAGTGGTTAATTTTTTAGTGAGTATTTGGTTTGCGGTTAAGGTTCGCGGCGACGCATTCGGTCAGTTCGATTCCGTCGTCGACGTCGTATATATAATGCCGAAAAACTCCGGAGGGTGTCTTGACGTAAGCCGTAGCGAAGGCGTCAGGACGGCAGCGTATCTTGACCCGAAGCGTGCACTCAGGGAGATTCACGATCTGGTCAGAGCTCAGCCGATCCTTAAGTCCGCAAACGAGAGGTTTTCCATCTTGTAAAGCATTCATGTGTTTAGTGTGTTCGTGGTTTAAAAAAAATGCAGTGCCTCAGTCCTCGACGCTCCCCGCGTCTTCGAGGATTTTATCGACTAGCTTCTCGATGTTATCGCCCGTCGCTTTCACGAATGGCAGATCCCCGGCGCCGACCAGTTTGCAGCCAATCAGTTGACGTTCTCCCGCGGTCAGATCTGCGAGTGCAGGTTTGATCGGTTCTTCCTTCGTCTCGACGAGCACGTCAAAGCGATCAGCCAGATGCTTGCGGATCAGCTCGACGGCGTTCTTACCCGGCTCGATCTTACCCTTGCTCTTTTTAAAGCCGATCTTGATGCCGTGCAGCACGAAGCTGCGTGGTTTGACGAACATCGCGGGCGCGGTCTCGATGGCGTTTTCTAGATCACTCTTGGCCTGCTGAGTCGTCGCCGCGTGATCTTTGATTTGCTGCAGGTAGTTGCGGCGCACCGCCTGCAGTTCGTCTTCCAGGTTACGCAGGCTGTCTGCGAGTTCCTCGCGGCAGAGCGCATAAGTCTCGGTCAGCGTGTCAAAGGTTTCGATGGTTTCTGTGGTCTGTGTCATGGTCTTGTCTTTGTAGGTTCAGGTTGGTTTCTAAAAGAGTCGTAGAGGCGGATGATCTGGCTGTCCGTCAGCGGGCGGTGCCAATACCATCTGCTCACCCGGTGGCCGGGCAGCACGAGGCCGCCGGTCCGGTGGCTCAGGGGGAGGGCCTTTTTTTCCGGCTGGCTCACTGGCGGCCTCCTGCTCTAAAGCGGCGTAGCCAGCTCCGGATCGGCCGCTCGGTGCGGAACACCTCGATCGGGAGATTAGCGCGGAAGATAGTGCCATAGCTGCGCTTGCGCAGTTGCAGCGGGCTGCCTGCCTCTGTCTTATGTCCTCTGGCCTCTGTCCTCTGGGCACTCATCGTCCGCTCCTTTCTAGGCGTTCGCGTTGGCGCAGTGCCGCGCGGTAGGCCAGCCGGTAGCTGCCATGCCGGACGATGCCGTAATAGAGTGAGTGGCGGCTGCCGTGCACATTGAGCGAGAGGCGTATGCCGTAGCGGCGGCCGCGCGGCTCGTAAACGGGGTAGATGCCGCGGGCGCGGCACTCGCGCCACTCGCGTGCAGTTGGTCTGCGGGGCGGCTGCGCAGGTGCGGGTAGCGCGGCGAGCTGCGCATCGCGCCAGGCGATCGCGCGGTCTAGCTCGCCAGCTGCAAATGCCTTACGCTGCCGCTGGCCGGCATGTTGCACGCCTACCCAGTGCCGTCCGTCGGCGAGCTGCGTGATGTGGTGGAGATTATCCTTCATAGCGCATCGCCTCCAATCGATCTAGCTGCTTTAAATCAGTGCGGTTATTGACCTCAGCGTGGAGACGCACATCATGGTAGGCCTCACACTTACCCACCAAGTAGGCGTGCACGAGACTGCGACCCAGTGCAGTGGTGCTCGCCTCAATACGCTCGTAGAGGTCGGCATCGGGTGGGGTGCGCACGGTCACGAGCTCGGGGTAAGCGGTGTGTAGGCTCTGCAGGACTGCTATCGTCTCGCTCTCGTCGACATCGGTGCCGTCGCCGCAGAGGCTGAGCGCCTCAAACTGGCGAGCACAGAGCAGGTAGGAGTGTGGTGGCATGAGTTTTTCGCGGCTCATACTGAGAGTCCTTTCATGGCGTAGGTTTGGCTGAGTTTGATCACCAGCTTGCCATCGACCTCGATGCCGTCCTCCTGAGCCATCGTCTCGCAGGTGTCGATCACATCGCAGACGTGGCGTAGATTACCGTTCTTGATCACTGTCGGCAGGATCTCTTGCGCCACATCCGTCGAGTGCCCGTTAAAGCCCAGGCAGTGCCGGAGCAGGCAGGCCACATCCTCGACCGTTGTGCCCTTCGCGTAGTCATCGTAGATCGGCTTCTTGGTGCGGCCATAGAGCTGGCGAGCCTCGGCCCACACATCGCTGCTCTTACGCACCAGACCATTCCAGAGAGTCGGAAAGCCCAGCAGCACGAAGCGGCTCGGAGTCTGATCGATCAGTAGCTTCACGATCTTAAAGATCTCCACCCCACACTCGTGCGCCTCGTCGATGATAAATGTGATCGGCTGGCTCTTGAGCGACTCGATCACGCGGGCCAGCACCTCGCTGGCCACGCCACTATCGGCCACACCGAGGGCGGCCGCCATGCCGTTGAGGATGCGGAGGGTGCGCCCTTTATAAGTGGGCCAACATTGCATATAGGCCACTTCGCGCGGGTTGGCCTGGTAGGCCGTCTTCCCGCACACGCTCTTTCCGCAGCCCGTCTCGGCCAGCATCACCATGCAGCGGCGGTCGTTCGTCGTGCCCTTCAGCAGGCGTAGCCGGCGGTCAAAGCCCTGGTAGATCGGCATGTCCTCGAAGACTTCCTCCAGGCGGCTGCCGCCATCGATCACGCCCACCATCGTGCGTAGCAGTGCCAGGCGTTTGCCCACGGCCATGTCTTTATAGTCTGCCTCGCAGAGGCGGTTGCGCCACGTCTTTTCCGAGCCCAGATAGGTGCGGTAGCGATCGACAAATAGTTTATCGCTCAGCCCGAGCGCGTCCTGGTGCCGGCGTATGCGATCGACGAGCTTTTCGAGCTCCTCGGATTGTGCAGTGGTGTCGTTGTTCTCAGTTTTCATATCAGTTTTTGTTTGTTTATGGAGAGGGGTCTCCGATTTATTTTAGGTTAAAAAAGTGTAGGGCCTTCGCTTGCGAAGTGCCGCCGTAGCTCAAGTTATATCCGTGTTTATCCGTGTTCATCTGTGGTTAAAAAAGACGTCGCTTAGAGATATTGAAGCAGCGGATCGGCGGCAGGCGTCACAGCGCGTCGCGTCTTCTTTGGTATTGGGTTATCAAATTCACCCCGCGTGGCGGCCGCATTGGCGGTTTCATTCGCCTCTCCAGTGCCAGCGGCCTGCCCGCGGGTTTTAACAAAATTCTTCTCAGTGGAGCGCACCCCAGATTCGTCATCCGCGATTCGTCCTTCGTCATAGCGCGAAGCGCTCCCGCCGCCTGCGGCGATCTCAGCCACGTTCCCCCGCCCATCACGAGCATGGTGCCGCACCGCACCACCCGATTTGCCATAAGGCATGATCTCACGGTAGAGCAAGCGGCAGAGTTGCGAGTAGCGTTTCTTACGCTCAAAGCCCTGAGTGTCGCCCGGCTGTTCGCTCAAGTTAAACTGTGGCACGCGGTCCACATTCTCAGCCACGCAGAGCAGCTCGCCCTCGGCGATGCCCAGGCGGTTACGCGCCCCATCCTTCGGCTCAGCGTTAATGATCGCCGCGCCCTGCTCAGGGTTGGCCGGGTCGAAGGCCACCTGCACCTTCCACCCCGTGCCCAGCTCGGCAAACCTCGGATCGTGAAACCAATAGGCCGTGCCCACCTCATCGCAGCGCACCCGCACAAAGCCCGCAGAGATACTGCGTGTGTGCAGCTCAGGCATCAGCCGCCAAGTCTCCTCGATCGTGGGCCGGCGCATCGGCTCTTTCAGCCCCGCACTCCAGACCTCATCAGGCACCCAGCGCTGCAGGCCGTAGAGTTCGCGAGCGCGAGCCGGGCCATACAGTTCACCCTCCATCGGGTCGGCGTTGAGAAAGTTCAGGCCCGCCTCACACTTAGCGATCACATCCTTGAGCGATGGCAGGCAAGTGCGCGGATCCTTGCGCCCCTGGCGGCAAGCGCTCCATAGCTTATTCCCCTCGACGAACTCCCCACGGGTGCGCCCCAGTTGCACCCCGCTCAGTGAGAAAGCCTTTTGCAAAGAGTTAAAGCGATTCTCGATAAACTTCGCGCCAGAGCTCGTAGCGTGCGTGATCTTACACACCCGCGCATCCGTAGCGATGCTCTCCACATCCTTAGCCTTCCAAGCGCCCATTTCGAGGCGCAGGATCTTAGGTATGCCGACACTCTGAAAAACATGATTCAGCGACCAGCGCAAATCCTTAGCCCGGTAAGCATCCGAGTAGCGCAGCACGATCGAGTAAGCGACGAAGCGACCACTGCCGATGTCGAGCCAGGGGATCAACTGCGCACGGAAAGCCCGCACCCCAAACTTTGCTGCGCACGGATCGGCCGCATCATCCCAGTCCACCCAGAACGGCTCGTTGAAGTGCATATCGTCGCCCTCGATGCAGACGCCAGGTGCGATCGGCACGATCTCGCCCGCCTCGTCCATATAGGTCAAGTCCCGCGGCTGGCGGTAGGTATCGAGCGCGCGGCCGCGATAGGCTTCCTTGTCCTCTTTCCGGACACGCGCCTGGCGCTTCAGAGTCGGAGTGAGGGTGTGTTTGCTTTTACGTTGCTTCAAAATAACTTCGCGGAGGTGATCCGGGCATTGGTCCGAGTGGGCAAAGATCCGCAGCGCGAAGCTTACCGAGATGCGTTTGCTCGCATTAGGATCACTCTTCACGACCAGCTGCTGCACCAGCTGCTGCTGCTCCGGCGAGAGTTCGGCCAAAGGCTTGCGCCCACAGTTGGCAAATTTCGGCATCAGCCCCTCAAGCCCGTTCGACTCGTAAGCCTTACGGTAGCGACAAAGCGTCGCGGCGCTCTCCCCCATCTCGGCGGCCGCCTTGTTTTGGCTCAGCCCGTCCGATCGGAGTATGTTAAGCGTATGCACCAACTCACGGCGGCGTGTCGCCTCGTGGAGGGCGCGTTCTTCAGGACTGTAATTGAGAGTGACCATGGGTTAAGTTTCGTAGGGCCTTTGCTCGCAAAGCGCCGCGGTGGGTTAAGTGGGTTTCGTGTTTTTAGTAGTTAAAAAAATGCCGCTTATATCGCAGCCAAAGCCTCCAGCCCCCCGCTCTCGAAAGCGTTTGTCCAGAGCTCCATCGTGTCGGAGTAAGCTCCAAGAGCGCGGGCGGCCTCTTGAGGCGAAAGCCCAGGCATATCGCCCCAAGGCTCTTGCAGCTTCTGCCAAGTCTGCAGGATCGACTGGCGAGTCACCGCGATGCCGAGATCGCGACTCGTGCGAGCGAATGTTTGAGGGTCGCTCATGTAGAGGCTCCTTTCGTGTTGCCATCCGCAACCTCCTTAAGTGCCTTCTTGGCGCTCCGTGCTATTTCCTCTAGGGCTACATTGGGCAACTTGCTAAAGCTCGCATCCAATTTTTCGCGGGTCTTAGCTAAATTAGAGCCTCCAAAAATCTCAGGACGCGACCAGCGCTTAGCAAACGTTTCGCAAGCATTATAGACGCTCGGGAGATTGAGAGCCAACTGTGTGGAACCGCGCTCTTTCCCTTTGGTCGCTTCACGTCCGGGGAGTCCTGCAAGAATACCACCGAGCCCGCTACCTTTAATAAAAAGCGATTCTTCGATCAAAACCCGTAAGTCTTCGTCTAGCTCAGCTGCTTCTTGAACTTGCCTAGCTTGGTCAAAGGTATCCTTGGAAAAGCCGAGGCGAAGGCATAGATCTTCGATAGTGCACCGAGCATGACCGATTGAATCGGTTCTGCTCTTACCGCCCGATTTTAACATAGCCAGATGTCGAGCCTTAGCCTCTTCCAGCGCAGGCTTGAGCAGCGGATAAGCCGTATAGGCCAGCTGCCCCTTAGTCAGGTGTAGGCGCTGCGTCAGCGACCCAAGCACCGCCATCAGCGGCGAATCTTCGCAGACCACAACCTCGACCTCTAGGCCAAGCTCGCGAGCCAGCTCCCAGCGGCGGCGACCGTCGAGAATCTGCATCTCCGCATCCACCAGCAAAGGCTGGCGAATACCATGGGCACGAATATCGTCGTTAAACGCCTGAGTTATAGGGAGTTCCTCGGGGATGCGGGGCATCATCACAAGGAGCGGGTGGAGTTTTAGTGATTTTGGATTCATAAAATTATCGACGTGCCTGCAGATTGAGCCGCAGTTGATTATGGGCGGCGCGCAGTTCGCGCAGTTGCGCGGCGTGTTCGCGCATCTCTTGTTGCTCAGGCTCGTCATTGCTTAATTCGGCAATCGCCTCGACGACTTCGATTTGATCACTCAGCGAGCCTAGCTCAGCGGAAGCCATCGCATGGCGGAAAAGTATCCGGACTGGATTATGCACTGCATACCTCCTTGATCTTAGCCCGGACGAGTCTAACTTTTTCGCCGTTGCGACTGCCGTAGATAGCAGAGCGCGTCGTGTGGACATTAAATCCGTGCTCTTCAGCGAACTTCTTCACAGTGTAACCTCGTCCGAGGAGAGCGCCTCGAATGGCTTGGGGAGTATTAGGAGTTGACTTTGTCTTAATCATCGTGTCTAGATTTATACACAAAGTTAGACGAGAATTTAGACAATGCAAGCAAAACTTAGAAAAAATGTAGAAAACTTTGGACAACGTCTAAAGTTTCTCCGCATTCAAGCAGGCTATAAAAATGTCGATGCGTTTGCTGCATCTGTCGGTGTGAGCCGTGCGACCGCCTACAACTGGGAAGGGCGCGATAAGCCGACAAATGGAATGCCGGTTGAGAACGTCGCCAAAGCCCTAAATTGCACTATCCAAGAAATTCTAAATTTGTCTAAATCCGAAATTCCGAGCGTCCCCGACGAATCGAGGTCGCTTTTAAATAGGCGAGAATATGAGGTGATCTCATTAAACGAAGACTCAACCCCTTTCTCGCCTAAAGAACCAATCGCAGGCGACTGCACCAAATACCTGGAAGAATACCTTTCCCACGCCCGTGAAGTGACTGGTGGCATTGGCCACTGTCTGATGCAGCTAAAATTCTACTTACCCATCGAAAAAATCAAACAACTCAAAGAGGAGGAAAACCCATGAAAATCAGCATCCCTATCGCATTGTTTTTAATCTGCATTCAAAGCCTAACCCCAAAAAGAGAAAGAAACCCCATGAGAGCCATCATCCTATTATTACTATCCACCGCATTACTTCCGGCGGAACCAAAAACAGAGGCATCCATCTCGGCCCCAGTGTTCGCCACACTCGCCAATAAAAATGATTGGCCCCAAAGTATAACCTTAAACAAAACGCTAGAACTACCTATCACCTTAGATGGAGAAACAGTCGGTAGCGAGACGGTTGAAAAAAACAAATCCTTCAAGGTTCTGTCAATTTCACCTAAAGATGCGACAATAACGCTTGAGCGTAACAACGGCACCTTGGTCACCTTAATCGACAACACAGACTTCATCTCTCTAACCCAAAAAGCAGCACTCGCACGAACCCAGAAAGAAAAGAAAAGTCACGAGCTGAATCAGCTAATAGAAAAGACACTAGCCGATGCCGCAGCGATGAAAAAAGCCGACGGCTACGTTCAGCCGCAAGCCGTAGTGAGCCGCGCCAGGTCATCAAGCGAAAAGGCAGGCTTTGATGATGGCTGGATATTTGGCAAAGCCGATGCCTGGGCAGGGAAAAAGCGCGATGGACTAAAAGCAGCACGTTTTGGAAAAATACACGCACAAGATTACCCAGGCGATAAAAAGGCATATGCTGAAGGCTATCACTCCGGATACAACGAAGGCTGGCATGCAGCCCGCTCAGTGGGAGCAGGCAAGTAGCCCTCCAGATCGCCAACAACTCTCGGCGTAGCGAAGAGCAGACGGATCTCCGTCTCGGCCTGAGCTTGCCGAACGGCATTGCCAGCGTCCGCGCTAGCTCCGTGCCTCCGTGCCTCCAGCGCAGCGGGTGGTAAAATTTCAGCATTTCAGCTTTTCCTGATTTCAGCGTTTCCCCACTCTTTTCCCTCCTCTGCCGCCATCGCGCTCGGCCTGCCTATCTGGCGGCCGGGCTTTTTTGTATCCTCGGCGGCACATGGATCTGTCATCACTGCCACCGCACTTGCTCATACCGCTAATGGTCGGGCTCGTCTTCGCCGCGCTCACCGCCATCGGTAGCTTTATGGCTATTTGCTTAAATATCGTAAGGCATTTTAAGCGCAACCCATCAATCGATGTCACCCTAGCCGACCTCGTCACCAAGCCACAGCTCAAAGAAGTCGAGCACAGGTTCGAGCGTAAGCTAATTGCCTCTGAAGATCGCCTGACCCAAGCCGTCGATAAGCTCTCCAAGCAGCGCAGTGATCGAGATGGCGACCTATTCAACCTAATCCGTGAACAAGGCGAGAAAGAAAGCGCCGCCCTCTCTAAACTCACCGACTCCAACAACAAGGAGTTCAACGACCTCTCCAAAGAAATAGGCCAACTCACAGGCGCAGTCCGCGCCCTCGAAAGGAGAGATAAATAATATGGACCCCAAACGCAACGAACTCAAACGCAACGAACTCATCCGCAACGAAGTGCTCGCCTACCTAGCCGAGCGCCAAGCCATCGCCCAAACCGCCGAGACCATCCTCCGGCGCGTCAACAAAGAGAACAACTTCACCCTGCCCGAGATCGAGCTAGCCCTCAGCTTCCTCGAAAACGCACAGCTCATCAAATCCGAGCCCGACCCACTAGGCTCCAGCAAATACTGGCAAGCCACATCTACCGGCGTCCTCCACTACGAGCGCAGTCTCTAGGTCATCAATTCGTAATTCTCAATTCCTAATTCTTAATTCCCCAAGATGGCTAATCCAGGTAAAATAGGCTCCATGCCCGCCGATATCCGCACCGAGGTCAACAAGCGCATCCACGCCGGCGACCGAGCGCACGAGATCATCGCCTGGCTCCATGCCCAACCCTCCGTGCTCGAAGTCCTCGACCAGCACTACCGCGAAGAGCCCGTCTCCGCGCAGAACATCTCCAGCTGGAAAAACTCCAAAGAAGGCTATCAAAAATACCTCCGCCGCAAAGAGCGCGTAGCCGAAGTCAAGCAGCTCACAGAATACAGCCTAGAGCTAGCCGACAACGGCCGCGATCTCTTCGCCGCCAGCAGCTCCATCGTCGGCGGCCAGCTCCTAGAGATCTTCGAGTCCCTCGACATCGAAGCCCAAAAGACACTCCTCGAAAACGACCCCAAAGTCATGATCGATCTAGTCAGCGCCCTGACCTCCCTGCAAAAAGGCAGCGTCAGTAGCGCAAAGCTCAAGCACGCCGAAGAGCGCCTCAAGCAAACCGAACAACGCCTGGACCTAGAAATCGAAAAATTCCACCGCACCACAGCCGAGCAATTCCTAAAATTCTACGAAGACAAGAAAGCCAAAGACATCGCAGCCGGCACCGGCACCGAAGACAAAAAAGTAGGCGACCTAGTCCAACTTTTCTTCGGTAAACCACCCGAAAAAAACCCGTAGCGCGCAGCTTCAGCAAGCGTCCCGCATATGCCTCAGCAACAGCCATTCATCAAATTCAAGCCCGGCCAAGAAGAAGCCTTCTGGTGCGAACTCCGCATCTTCTTCATGCTATGGCGCCGCCAATACGGCAAAAGCTTCACCCTCGGTTCACGCGCCATGCGCCGCATGATGCAACGCAAAAATCACGCCGTCATCTTCGTCAGCGCATCCATCCTCCTAGGCTCCGAATGGATCCGCAAAGAGTCCGAAGTCTGGCGCATCGTCATGTCCAAATATCGCGAGATGCTCCTCGCGCAAGGACAGCAACAACTCACCACCACCGCCGACGACGACAACGGCAACCTCCTCGATGTCGATGCCATCGCCGATCTCTTCGAGCATCAAAAGCTCGAAACGCGCATCTACCATAACAACGTCGACTACTCCCGCACCCAAGTCGTAGCACCCAATCCCGACACCGCAGTCGGCTGGACAGGCGATGTCTACCTAGACGAAGTCGCCCGTATAGCCTCACTCAAAGACGTCTTCGAAGCCGTCATGCCATTCATCGACTCCAATCCCGAGTTTGAAATGATCATGGCCACCACAGCACCCCCCGATGACAGCCACGACAGCTTCGAGCTATTCCTACCCCCCGCCCAAGAGTGGGAGACCAACCCCCGCGGCAACTGGTATCGTTCACCATCCGGAATCATGGTGCACAGACTCGACGCCTGGGACGGAGCAGCCGGAGGCGCCGTTTACTATCACCCCGAGACAGGCAAAGTAATCACCCCCGAAGAACACCGCGCAACCTATTTCGACAAACGCAGCTGGGACCGCAACCACGGCGTAAAATTCCTCACCGGCGGCGTCTCCGCCGTTCCACTAATGGCCCTCCAAAACGCCATGGAAAAAGGCAAAGATACCTGCATGGGCAACTACATCACAGACGAAATAAAAATCGCATGAAGACACGAATCCACCCCGCAGACATCGAAGCACTCATAGACATAGCCGAGATCCACACAGAAACAATTTTCGACAAAGTCACACTCGTTGCCGTTCGACTCGAAAGCGGCTTCGTCCTCACAGAATCCTCTGGGGCGGTCGACCAGGCCAATTACTCGGAAGATCAAGGCAAAGAAATCTGCCTAGAAAAAATTCGTTCTCAGCTGTGGAAGATGGAGGGCTATCATCTGCAAAAAACAATTCATAGGGGCGAGCCTAAGCTAGCTACATAGGTGACGAAATTCGCCCCATCTAACCGATAAAAATCCCGCTCTGCGCAAGCAGAGCGGGGCACTATTTCAGATTTTCAAAATTTCATATTTCCACACAAATGATCCCTGTCACAGATTGCTGGCCTAAAAACTGGAAAGGCCTCCTAGATCCCCGATACCCAAAGATCGGGCTAGGCTACGACGTCGCCACAACCACCAAAAAAAAGAGCAATCCATCCTGCCTCTGCCTCACACAGATGATCGGTATGACCTACCGCAACGTCGCGGCCGTAGCCTTCAAATCCGACAATCCCGCGATCCCTGAAGACTTAATCGACGAAGCCCTCGACCTTCCACACGGCCTAAAAGTCCGCAAGCTCTGTATCGATGCCAGCAACGAACGCTACTTCGCCACCAACGTCAAAAAGAAGTTCGCAGGCAGAGTCACCACACAGCTAATCGTCTCCGGAGAAACGCTCACCTACCAAAATGAGGACATGAACTGGAAAACCTACCTCGGCAACCTACTCGTCAACGCCTTCATCGACGGCTACATCGAGATGCCAAACGAAGAATGGTGCAAGAAGATGATACGCCAGGTCTACACCGATCGCGGCACCTTCGCCGCCGACGTCGACGAACAAGGCAATCACGCCGATTACTTCGACGCCCTCAAAAACTCCATGCACGGCTGCGGATCCAAACTCTCCGGCCCCGCCCAAGCCATGGCAGCCGGAGTAGGCCACAAAGCCAAAAGCCAACGCCCCGGCATCAAAAACCCTTTTGCACTATTAAGAAACATTCAATCCCGCTGGTCATGAACAAAGTAGAATCTCCCAACCTCACCCTCAAAGAGCGCTTATCCCTAGTCATTAAGGGCAAGCTCCCCCTCAAAGCACTCACCACCGTGATACGCCCCATCGGAGACCGTGCCGAATCCGGCCTCGAATACATGGATGTCGATAGCATCTGGAACGCCATTAAAGCCGCCGAAGACGGCCACATCGAAGACCTCTACGCCATCTATCGCGACTTCATGGCCAACGATAACCACCTGCAGGCCGAGTTCGCTAAACGAAAAATCGCACTACTAGGAGATCCTCTCAGCATACAGGAGAAAGACGAAAACTCGGCCGACGACAAAACCGCCGCCAAAGCAATCGAGGAAATGCTCTCCCATCTCAATGGCAAAGAGCGAATCTTCGCCCACCTCCTAGATTCCACCCTCTGGCCAGTCTCAATCCTCGAAAAAGTTTACCGCCCCAGTCGCGAACCCAGCCTCAACTACGAAATCGCCGAGCTCGTGCCCGTCGAACACGACCTGCAAGACTTCACCACCGGCAAGCTAATGATCCGCGACACCGATCCCGACACCGGCCGCCGGCTCCAAACCTTCCACGCGCCGGATCCGATGCGCTACATCATCCACCGCAATCACATACTCTCTCTCCCCGACAACTGGGGCGGCCCCATGCGCTCCATCCTTTTCTGGGGTTTCCTCTCCACCCAAGACCGAACCTGGTGGGCAAACTTCCTCGATAAATACGGCAGCCCATTCCCCGTAGGAAAATACGACCAGAACGACGACGCCAGTCGCTCCGTTTTAATGCAGGCATTCTCCGCAGCAAAAAAACTCGGAGGTCTAGTCGTCAGCAAAGAAACCGAAGTCGAATTAGTCGAAGCCGCCAAAGGCGACGCAGGCGATGCTTACGAAAAGTTCCACACCATCTGCCAACGCGAGAAGTCAAAACTCATCATCGGGCAGACCCTTTCCGCCGAAGCTCAATCTACTGGACTAGGTTCCTCTGTCGGAAAAGGACAAGAAAACGTCCGCCAAGACATCCGCCAATTCGACTCTGTTCTCTTGGCAGCCACACTACGCGACCAACTCTTCAAACAGTATCTCCAAATCAACGGAGTAAAAGGCGGCTGCCCCAGCGCAACCTGGGGATCCGATTCATCCGACGAGCTATCAACAGTCGGCACCCTTTTGAAGAGTCTCAAAGACTCCGGCCTCATCATAACAGACGACGGGCTAGTAACCCTCAACAAGCGCCTAGGCTTCACCGTCGAGCGCGACATTGCGACACCACCCAAAGCAGAGGCACCACTCAAACAACTCCGAGCTCTCAGCGCAGATCCCGACGAATTGATAGTTTTAGACGCCACCGCAGACATCACGCAGGCCTTCCGCAGTTCACTTGCACCAGTCCGGCAGCTCGTGCTCAACAGCGAAAGCCCTGAAGAATTAGAGCAATCCATCCGCACCCTTTATTCAGAATGGAAGTCCGGCAAAGTAGAAACACTTGTCGCAGATGCATTAACCGCCTTCGCCGCAAACGGAGCCACAAGTCAGCCCACCGCCTAACCCTTTTCAATCTATAAGCATCTAATTCGTTTAGCGAATACCGATAATTTTGCCTCTTTTGAAACAGCCTCTTTTGAGCTCACTGTTAAAGCCAAGTCGCGCCGTTTCATTCTAAATCAAGCTATTTCAAGCTTTCCGCCTGCTCTCAGCGGTTGACTATATTTTTCCATCTAACCCACGCGTAATGGCAGTAGGTGAGTCCCTCTATATTGTGAAAAGCTCAGCGGCCTTTCAAGCGAGGTATCCCGGAGTCGTGGCAGACAGTATCCTCGGCCCCTTTACTGGAAATCTCTCAAATGACGG